GATTTGCGGGTCAGAGCGGAACGGTTGATAGCCATTGTGTTTACCTCATTGTGTGTTGAATGTCTCGATGCGTCACCACATCGACTGTGGGCTTAGCCCTTCACCGTTCAAAGAACGGCTTTGCTATTCTTGCGACCTTCTTCAAATCTGGCCGAAAGAACGCTTTGTATTTCTCAATACGATTTCCGCGGTCCTTCCAAAGGATCGGTGAGATACGTTTCGAGAAATGCAGCAGATTGTCAAGGCAAACGAAGGTTTCCATGCTGATATCGCCTGCCATCAACATTCTGCTAATCAGTGGCACTTGAAACTGACTTTTCGCTTTCGTCGCCGACAGAACGTCTTGTGACTGTGCGGCGATCAGTTCTAAGTGAATGGATAGATTATACTCCCAGTTTCTGGAATTTGCAAGGTGTTTGTTGTATGCCGTTTGTCCGTCGGTGGACGGTATCACGTCAAGCCACGTCGAACGATCCTTGAACAGTGCGATGCAGCGCTGTTCCAGTTCTTCCTTCTGGTAGTCCTTTGCCAGACGGTTGGACAGCACCCATGCCTTGTTCAGCTCTTCTTCCGTGCACTTCTTGGGGCCATACTTGCTGTAATCGTAACTCTTCTGTTCGAAGTGCAGTCGCATTCCCATGAAGATGCCATATGCTTCCCTTGCTTCCATATCCTTACTCGAAGGTGAAAACTGGTTCTGAATCGCGGTGCAGAAGGCCAAGCGATTCCCCCTCCACCCGCAGTTGTTCCTTCAGTGGCCCGACCACATATGGGGCAAGCCATTCTAGTTCATAACCAACTTCGTCACAAAGTTCAACCATCGCCTCAAGAAGGGAACCGCCACCCTTCATACGATTGTGTAACTCGGTGGCAAGTTCTTCTGTCGTTAGTGGGCCCATCAGAATACTACCTCAATAAGACGAAAGACGCAAGCCAAGGTGATTGAAACCGCCAAGGCCAGCAGGATTAAGACGCAGATGCCTTCGGCACCATCGATATCAAGTGAATCAACAAAGGCACCAAGGACAAACAGAAACAGTGCTGCACAAACGAGAGTTGTTATCATTTGAGTGCACCGATGATATGTTCAGTGGTTGCGGCAAAGGCGGATGCGGCGAACAGAATCAGAATCCATGGATAAAGTTCATCAATCTGTTCAATTGCAATCTTGGATTTACGACGGTTACCAGTCAGAAGGCGACGTTCGCCAGATTGAACGATGTATGCCCAAAGTGCCGCTTGTGTTAGAACGGACACGAAGAAGACGCAAAGAAGCAGCACGCAAAGCCAATCAGTTACCAGCAGCGACTGGCGCATGGCATTCAGCCCAAGGATGGCGGCGGTTATTGCTGCGGCAAACAGGGCTTGCCGAACATCGCCCCACCCATTGCGGCGATACAGTGCCGCACAAAGAATCAGAAGAACAATGCTAACGCCGAACATACAGCACCCCCATACAAGTAGACTACCAGACCAGTCATTGCGGCAACAGCCGCGCGTTCAGTTGCAACGGATTCGAACTTCATTCGTCTTGCACCCCATAGACGGCGTGAACCACAATGGCACCAGCAACCACGATGCCCATGGCTATACCCAAAATTTCAGCAGTGATTTGCATTTCAGCCACCGATTTCAAGAATCAGAACAATCACAGTCGCAAACAGCACACCGTAACCAAGAACTTCCAAAGCGATTTGCTTCAGAGAAATCATTTCTTCACCCATTATACCATACTCCCAAGAACGACCAGAAAGAACAGAGCACCGAAGCCAATCATGGCACAGAAACCAGCCGCTTCGATGATCGTAATCAGATTTTCGTCGTTGTTATTCATGATGTTTACCACCAGTGTTTTGATGATGAGATTATACAGACGTTTGTTTGCCTTGTCAAGCGTCACATGCCGTACGTGTCGAAGAACGCCTTCCGCGCAGCCACCAGTTCTGACCGTTCGGTCTCTTCTGGCGTGAAGCGGAACGTCTTGGCGAACCCTTCGCGATTCACCATATAAACCATCATGTATTCCACATCGAGATTCAGCGTTTCCTTGATCATGACACGATAGAAGGCAAGCTGCAGACGGTAGTTCTCGATATCCTTGCGCTGTTTGTCCTTCTTCGTGGTCTTGAAGTCGACCAGAACCAGCTTGTCTTCGTGGTCTACCGCCAGCATATCGAATCGCCCAGCGACGCGGAATTTCTTGGACCAAACGGCCTCTTCCATGGCGACCATTTCGGCAATCTTGGCATCCATACCAGCCACCGAAGCGCGGAACATCATCTTAGCCGTTTTCTCTTCTGGTGTGACGGCTGCCCGTGGGTCTTCTTTCTGATAGTGGCATTCGTACAGATAGTGCATGTACGAACCGATATCAGTCGATTCCTTACTGATCCGATCTGCTTCGGCATCGCCAACACGAGCACGCCATTCGGCAAGGAACGTATTGTCGGAAGCGGCCTTCAGAACCGTGGTGACAGACGGGAAGTTCCCGTCGGGGGTTTCGTAGAAGCGACCAATGTCGCCTTCAAAGTATGCTTTCATTTGTACAGGTGTGAGATGATTTGTTGAATACGTTGCAGCTTGTTTGCGTCTTGCGTCAGGTAGCTTTCAAGTGCACCAAGAACACCACCGTTTTTCGAGACACATTCAACGATTCTGCAGCCATTGCCTTGATAGACGAAGCACACTTGCTGTTCACTTACGAACACGGAAAGCATGTTATCCAGACCGTAAACATCCTTGCCGACTGGTTCATCAAAGACCAGCTTTCCTTTGGTTTGGGCGCGGCGGATGTGAAGCGTGACGTTGGCCCGTTCTTCCAGCGAAGCTACCGAATGGTAGGAAACCATCTTGAAGGTATGTGCGAACATTTCAGAACCCCATTTGGTCCGTTGTTGATGGCATCACTGTACCATCGCCTTCTTCGCGGTCAAGACCGTCTGTCGTTTGGATGAACGGCACTTCTGGAAGCGTCAAGTCATACTCTTTGAACAAGAAACCACAGTAACCTTTTTCAAGGCACTGCCGCGGTGTCCCTTCGGTACCAGCGATGCCGTTCACAAGTGCCCAGTTGCCGTATGCCCAGCCCATGCACATCGCGCTAGATTGATAGTAGTACCATTCGTTCTGATTCACGAACGTTTCGGCGGTAGATGCGATGCAACGCGTCACGTCTTTCTTGATCCAAGCGTCCACCACTTCGCCCATTTCTGCGGCCAAATCCGTCTTCAGAATCTCACCGACCATCTTGTATTCGGCAATTGCCAGCGCGACACCGACATTCAGGTACTTCAATTGCACTGGGTCAATCGGTGCTTCATAGGCAAACGGGATTGCAAACGGGACGCCCGTCTGTTCGTTCATTGGACTACGGTATGGGCTTTGTTCCTCAACCTTGATTGGTTCTTGTGGTGCAGAGTCTTCGTGGCCATGACCGCAGGCGGCAAGAACGGTTGACAGTGCAAAGGCGACGGCAATGTATTTCATGATGTATACCCCAGATGTGTTAATGGCGCCGCAAAGGCGCCCGTCGTGTTCGAGACTATACGCGTCTCATGTTTCTTTGTCAATCCCGTTCAACCGCGGCGAGCGACCAGACAATGAACTTGTCCGCAGCAGTGTCGTAGTCGTAAAACAACGTTCGTGCGACTGGATTAAAATCCCGAATCACTTCCAATTCCCACACGCCAGCCTTGTAGCACAGCTTGACATGATTGCCTTGCCGCAGCACAAGGCTGGCGGTGGTCACTGGGAACCGTCCATCGTCTTTGCTTGCGCGTTCCAGAGAAACGTATTCGCAGTATTCTTTGAGATACGTTTTGGATTCGGTAAGAATCGTTCTCAACGGTTGTTTGACATACAGGCGTTGTTCAGCAGAAATCATCACAACGCCTTCCAGACTGTCGGGGAACCACATAGTTTCCCCGACAAACAGTTCCCAGTGTTCCATACTATCAGCCGCGCGGTTTCAGGGGGCGGGTATCAACTTCGAAGGCAACGCATTCGATCAGTTGGATTTGGTTCACCATCGATTGGGCAGCACCGCTCGATTGCATGCCGACCGAAGCACCACCACCATTCGAACCGTTACCACCGATACCGAAGCCACCGCTGGTGCTGATGTTCACCACTGCTGCGCTGTCCACCACTTTATGACCGATCAGTTGATAGTAATCGTCCATCACCTTCACCGAACGGTACGGCCCATTTTCCAGATCGGGTTCAACGTATTGGCGCTGGCCTACTTTCAGTTCTTTGACCGACCAGATACGGTTGTTGATGCCATTCACGCCTTCGGTCTTCACAACCATGCGGGGGCCGCAGTTTGGATCGACAAAGCGGCTGATGTTGGCCGTCGGGTTCATCGTCGGGCTGGCAGGAACAATCACGGGGCGGATGTTCAGGTAACGGCTGTTGTTGCTGCTGTTGTTCGTGCTGCTTACACCAGATTGCGAACCACCAGCATAGGCGGCGCTGCGGCTGTCTTGCTGCTGTTGCTGCTGCAGCTGGTTTTCTTCGTGACGATTGTCATTGGTCCAAGCGTTTGGGTTATTGTTGTTATTGGTGATGCTTTGGTCAACTGGGCCTTGAGTGCAGGCGGCTTGACCGCTGCAACCGTGGGCCAGAACGGGGGAAGAAGCAGCCATAATGGCCAGAGCGATCAGGGTCTTTTTCATCGTGTGTTCCTCATAACAAGTTGATGGTTTGGTGTGGCCGTTTGTCAACCACACCGACACTTTACCACAAGTTGACTTCGCTGCCAACACCACCTTCAGACGCTGTTGTTTGCTGCCGCGGTGTTGATGGTGTTATTCTGCACAACCCTCTTGTGTTTGTCAATGGGCATTCTTGATCCACCGACAGACGGCGTCTTTGTCCGTTGAACGGATGATAATGATATCGCCGCTACGGATAACGTATGTGCCGTACCAGTATTCGCCGACGCGGGAAACGGTCTTTGCGCCCATTTGTGATTCTTCATTCACGGCCACTTCGTCGGCAGCAGTTAGCGCAGAATCAACTGGCCATTCAATTGACGGTCTGAACGTCACGCCGTCGAGGCGGCCTTCGATGAATTCCACATTCCGCGGAAGCGGGTGATACAGGTCTTTGAGAACCTGACGTGCCAGTTTGTTCATTTGTTCTTCACCATATGAAGGAAATTGTCAATCGAACCCCAAACGATGCTGACAGTGCGGGATTTTGCGTGATACGCAAGAGTGTTATTCCCACACGACAGGTGCCAGCCGTTTGGCTTGTCTTGCAGAATGACACCATCTTGGCGCGAAAGAATCAGGCGCTCCACAGCAGCCACTGTATCTGCTTCAAATGCTTTCTCACTTTTACGATTGCTTTCCTGTACGGTTTTGATAACCGTTCTCATCTGGTTTGGCGTGATACCAAAATAACGAACGGTCTGCTCTAGAACGCCGTCGCCGTCGCATAGTCTGGTCATCACAACCTTGAAGTTACCTTCAAGCGATTTGATGCATGTCGTGACTGACGAAAGGCCGTGTTCATTAAGGTATGTTGGAATTTTGCTGATGCTCCAAACATCAGCAGTTCCGTTCGGAATGGATTCGATCGCCGACAGAAGTTCTTCGACGGCCGAACCATCGTCCGTGGCATCAAGCCACGTTTTATGTGTGTTTCCCGTTTTCATCTTTCCTATTCCACATATGGGGTTGAAAGTGAATTGATTGTAAACATTTACAGATCGATTTCGATGCATCCGATGTAGTCCGAGAGTGCTTCGGGTTTGTCATCGTACACCCAGACGCAGTATCGGTGATGAGAAACTTTCTCGATTACCCACACTGGTTTGTTGTTTTGCCTTGTACAAAACAGCTTTGTGGTGATGTTATCGTGCTGTTTCATGGTAACGTGTTCGGCAAGTTCGACTGGTTGTTCTTGAAACTGGTCCCAGATTGCGTTGATGGCATTTTCATCAGCGTTAGATGGGCACAGCTCGTAGTCGGTGGTGTATGCTGCCAGTTCCATGATGTTTACTCCGATTCGTGTTGCGATGGTGGTATTCTGATCCACCATCGATCGTTTGTCAAGACCGTTTGTCGGTCGCTTCAATCCGTGTATCCGTAGTATTCGTTCGGATTGAAGAATTTCACTGGTTGCTTTGCAAGAAACCCCTCTTCCTCTTCGGCCGCGATCTGCTTCAGAATCATGAAGTCGCCAACGTATACACGCGTCTTGTCGGAACCTTCGTATACGGTCAGATACAGCTTTCCGTCGGTGCGCAAACGGATATCCCAGAACAGTTCATTGTCTGCACCCACACCACGGGACACACGGCCAGTCGCTTCCCGCTTGATGGTGGACCCGCGGATTTCAACCAGACGACATGCTGCTGTCATGGCCAACCCGTAGCAACCGTGGTTCACCCCGTTGACCACATTGTCCTTGTGGTCAATGATCTTTTCAGCCATTCAAAACTCCAGTTCGTCATCAAAGCCATACTTCGCGTCGTATTCGACATTGCGAAGCACACAGAATCGTACGAACGATTTTTCACTGATGCTGTCGTATGTCCAGTTAACGGTGCCTTCTTTGTCGTTCACTGCGCGAACTGCGGTCCAATCGTCCTTGACATGAGAAATGACGATCAGGGCGCCACCGTCACGAATCGAGACAAACAGGTTCTTGGCAACCCCGTCCAGCGCCCAGCTAGCACGCGGATAGCGCTCCAGCAGATCGGTCAGAAGATACGTCACAAAGCTTTCCTTGATTGTTTCGTAATCCATGTTGTTTCCCTTTCAGAACAGGTTTGCGACTACGTCGGCGACGTGGTCATGTGCGCTGATGCGATCGTTGTAGACGGTTACTTTCGATTCGTTGGCGTTCACCACTTCGACGATGTAGTAACCTTCCAGTTTCGTTTGGTACAGGCTGATTTCGGTTTCGTTGTTGCGGGCGGTGAAGATGAACTCTTTCGCGCAGTTGGCCCACACATTCACCGACTGGGTGAAGGCTTCTTGTGCCAGTTCTTCCGTTTTGTGGAAGTAGCCGTTTGCCACCAGACCATTCAGATTCAGTTCAACCAGTTTCATGATGTTTACTCCGAGAAGTTCGTTTGTTTGCTGCGATGGTTGTATTCTGAACCCTTCTGCGTCTGGTGTCAAGGCCGTTAGTCGGGATGATCAGCGGTTGAACTCCGCCGCAAACGCATCCGCGCAGTTCAGGAAGTCTTCTTCGGAAATCCCATTCAGATAGACCCGCGAAGACAGATCAGAACGCACTTCTTTGATGGCCTTCCACTGCGTGACACCACTATAGCCAACCGTCATGCTTGTTGCGTCTGCAGTGAACCAGTGGCCAGACGGGCCGATCAGCCGTTTACCTTCAGTTGCGCCGATGTGGTCTGTGATGATATCGGCCAGCGTGTCGAAAGCGTTTTGCAGTTTCATTGTCGTTCTCCGATTAGTGCAGTTCACCATACGAACGAACGTCGGCAAGAACGTCTTCGTATGTCCAAGAAGGGTGTTGTGAGATGATCTTGCCGTTTCGAAGATCAATCAGTGCCGCCCAGCCTTTCTTGCGCTGGATCAGTTCGAATTCATCTGCATCATCCCAATCGATCAGCGACCAATCTTCCGTGTCGTATGCCTTAATCCGCAGGCCGCGGTCTGTAGGTTCACCGACCATACGAAGGATCGTTTCGCGGATAGACCGCAGTTCGCCACGGGATTCAACCAGTTCACCTTTGCTGATCATTTTGGGTAGTCCGTTTGGTTTGTTGATGGTGGCATTTTGAACCACCATGGTTCGTTTGTCAAGACCGTTCGTCGGTTAGATTTCCCATTCCTTGGGTTTGGCCTGTCGCATTGCTTCTTCTTCCAATGCTTGGATTTCTTCTGGTGTCAGAAGTGGTTCATCTTGTGCGACGATCCGCCATGGGGTCATCAGATCGCCTTCCATGTTCAGAATTGCGCCAAGCATGAAGGCCAGTGTGGCGATAAGAACCGTTCTCATTCGGCTTTCTCCAGCATGCGACCGATGATTGCATCACGGTCGGCTTGGATGTGTTTGCGAACCAGACCAATCACGTCTTGAATCGTGCAACCAGTCACGAAGATGCGGTACACATCCACATCGGCGTAGAAGGCGTAGGCGCCGTTCTTTTCCAGAAGCATTGCGGTTTCGGTTGCGTTTTCCAGAAGACGGTCTTCTTTGTAACCAGCCGACAGAAGTGCTTCGTAGGCGTTATTCAGTTTGACGGTGGCTTCGTTGCTGTCGTTGTAGTCGGTGATTTGGAACATGATCTTTACTCCGATGTGTGGCGCAGCGCTTTGTTTGCTGCGATGGGTGTCATTCTGACAGCACACACACATAAAGTCAAGGCCACTCATCTGGACGACGAACGGCCTTTGTGAAGTTTCTCACTGTTTCTTCAGAATCCGTGCAACCGCGGTTTCAAACGTGCTTGCGGCGTCCTCTATGTTGTAATCGTAGGCAACGCAGGTGCCCAAATCGTCCACCGAATACGTCTGGTAGACCGCCTCTGGACCAGCATGCGCGACTTCTAGAAGCACCATATAGCACGTGCCTTCTGGTCCTTCGAACGAAAGAAGCTTCTGTGGCCCAAGAGCATCAAACGACGATTCACATTTGTCAAACTCTTCTGGTTCTGCGTCTTCGTAGTAAGTGGTGGCATACGCCAGACACTCGGGCAACCATTTCTGGTTCAGAACAAGGTTCAGGGTAGCACATCCGACCATACTTTTAGTTGATTCGCATTCCCCATAACGATAACCAGTATCATCTAGCCTGACGTGCTTGAAACCGTCTTCCGTGGTGCAGGTGTATTCCGCCCACCCCCCACCAGACACCGAAATTAGGTTCTTACCGTACTTGATCGCGTCTTGTGGTTCCATGATCTGCCTCATTGATAATGAATCTCATCATATGCCCGCGAAAACGAATCGTGGTCAAACCCAAGGTACCGCACGAAAACCCGACCATAACCGTTTTCGTCAACCACCAGCTTCACCGCTTGACAGCTTGTCTTGTAATCGGTGATGGTTTCCATTGACGCATGTTGCCCGATGCTGGTCTTCTGGTATCTGAAGCCCCCAAGATACATGATTCCGCCGTTTTCGACGCCTTCCTTCAAGAAATCATAAACGAAGGCATCAAACAGTTCAGAATCATCATTCTGTGCCATCCATGGTGCGGGGCCGCGTTGAAGAATGTCGGTTTTGTCATGTACTTCACCAGTCTTGGTGTTGAGCGTTGCCTTCGCATAACCAAACCGAATCACGTGCTCATCAGCCGCTTCGTGTAGTTGGAATTCACGAAACTGATACGTGTTATAACCGACGTGATTACCATACCGCTTGATGGTCATCGCAACCGATTCAAAATCCGCTTTCGTGCTCATAGTTCATACTCCAAGAATTTGACGAACTTCGTCTTCAGTATACCCCAGATCATCCAGTCTCCGAAGCAGCTTTTCGCGTTCGGTTTGTTCATCACCACCAGCGGGGATTGAGAGAAACTGTTCCTTCGAAATGTACAGATTCACATATCCCCACGGCGACACTTCGGCGATGATCTGATTCCAGTCGGTGGACAATACGTCAACGAAACCACTGTCATTCAGTTGCAGTTCCCACAGTTCGTTCTTCAGAAAGTGGGGGTCATCGTCCGACGGTCGCGTGGCCATGCGGATTGACGTATAGTGAACAAGAACGTCTTCGTCACAGTCTTCAGAACCACCAAACTGCCCAAGTGCATTCTTTGGATCGCCATACAGTTTCTCTTCCCGCGCATCCCAAACAAAGCCGTTGCCGACGATCAACTTATGGCCTTGCCGTTCGAAAATGGTGATGCCGCGCCAGTAAAGAACACCGTCGTAGTTTTCGGCATCCTCCACCATACATTCTTCCATCCGTGCGAAAACCTTCTGAAAACTCATCTTCTTCTACCACCGAAACTAGGTTTGTTAAGTGACTTCATTTCATCCGATGGAACAGATTCTACCACCGCTTCTTTGTATTTGTCAACAGTCGCTTTGGACGGTTTCTTGTGCGAATCGTCACGTTTGGTCGCAACATTCGTAGCGGCACCATCGCTGTTGAAGAGTTTCATCCGTGAGCGATCGATACCCACCACGAAACGAAGCTTGGACGCCATGTCGGAGAAACGATTCTTCAACTGCTTGAACATCACGACGTTCTGTTCGTCCAGTTCTTCGCTGCGGATCATCGCCAGCAGCATATCAGCAGTCATGGAAATACCAGACGAATCAGAGATTTCCGTTAGAGATACATCCGTGCCACCACCCTGACCACCACGGTTAAACTGGGTTGCTGAAACGATAGGCACATCATACTCGATGGCCAGACCACGGATTTCTTCCGTAACCGCCTTGATCAGTTGATAGCTGTTCGCATCGCCAGAACGGAACCGCCCAGAAGAACAGATGTTCAGGTAGTCCAGATAGATGATATCGGGCTTAAAATCCTTCTTCAGACGAAGTTCGTTCAGGATGGCGCGGAACTGTGGTGCGCCAGCAGAAGCAGTTGGGTATTCCTTGACGATCAGACGGCCCTTCGTATCCCCCAGCTTGGCGGTCAGCCGTTTCTCATACTCTTGCATGGAAAGGTGGGCCAAATCCTGAATGGGAATGTTAAGGATGTTTGCGTCAATCCGTTCGCTGATCCGCTCTTCCGCCATTTCCATCGAAATGTAAAGGACGTTGTAGCCTTTCAGCAGGTTGTGTGCTGCAGCATGGCACATGAACAGCGACTTACCAGCACCAGTGCTAGCGGCAATCACCGAAAGCGTCTTCCGTGGCAGGCCCCCGACCGTGATTTCGTTAAGGTAGTCGATATCAAATGGAATCTTGTATTCGGTGGTCAGGTGCAACGTCTTGTAACGTTCCTTGATCTGCGACTGGAAGTCATGGCCAATGTTCGTATCAAACGACACGGACAGGGCATCCTTCAGAACATCGGGGATTGATCCCAGCTCATCCTTCTTGTTGCCATCGATCATCGTCGCGGCCTTCACCACGGCATTGTATACTGCTTTCTCTTGGCAGAACGATTCCGTATGCTGCAGAAGCCATTCCAGCGCGGGGGCACGGTGGCGTTTGGCCAGCGTGTTCACCAGATCAACGGATTGCTCAAAGTCACCTTGGGTCAGGCCGTTCTTGTTGGCCAGTTCGACTAGCAGTTCATCTTGTGTCGGGGGCGTGTTGAATCGGCCCATGTGGTCGGCAATCCGTCCAAACACGATCGCGTGACTTTTTTCATGGAAGTATTCATCCTTGAGGAATGGCAGCACGCGCCGCGTGTATTCCTCATTGTGGATCAGGTTCTCAAGGATGACGTTCTCAATTTGCATATTCAGTTCCACCAAAAAGAAAGGGGGGTTAGTGTTGCCACAACCCCCACATAGTATCACAGTTCTGGGCTGATGCCAAGTAGGATACTTGTTGCAACGTGTTCCACAATTAGACGCACCTGCTTTCGAAGCGCTTCGGGGATTTCGGAGACTGGCTTGTCTTGAGAATCGTTCGCAATACACTGATACTGGATATTGTCGCCTTCGCCAAACTTCATGTCGGTGATGGCGACCGTCCAACCAGCAAACTTGCCTTCCATCAGACGAATAGCCCGCAGTGTTACCCGCTCAACCTTAAACGGCACCATTTCGTATTTGGGAAGCTTGTTCCCAAGTTTCGACAGTGCGTCCTTTGCGGCCTTCACTGCCGCTGGGATCATTGATTCAGATTTCATCGTTGTTGACTACATTCAAGCGATACTGTTTCTCAACTGCGGCGGCAAACTCCTTTGAAGCAAGCAGTGGTTCCCAGAATTCAGCAGTTTCCGTATCCTTAGCGCGGTATTTCTGTTCTTGCACTTCACCAGTTTCTGGGTCAACGCGCTGATACCAGCCATTCGACGGCTTCACCACGAAACCGAGTTCAAGTGCGATATCAAGCAGACCAGACCAGCGGTTGATGCCGCCGTCGAACGTCACCGTCAGTGGAATCTTGGACCGTTCTTTCAGCGTCCGCGATTTCTCGATGTTGATGGTGAAGGTGTAGCCAATCAGATCGGTGCCATCTTTTTCTTGGCTGCGCGAAATGACCCATGCATCGTTTGCAGAGTAAAGAAGCCCAGTGTTGTGTGTAACAACCCCGTTCGCGAGGCAGTATTGGTGATTGTCTGCAACAGTCAGATCATAAACTGGGACGGTGCCCACATGACGTTTAGATACCAGCTTCATACATTATTCTCCCAGCTAATTCGTTGTGAAGATTGGGGTTCTGCACATCATCTTCAAAGGAAGTTCTGTAAACACGAAACCCCAAAGACCGAATGAAATCCTCTTTGGCACGATCCCTTTCCTTTGCATGGTCGGTGGAATGCCAATACGCAGAATCATACTCCACAACCACGCCGTATGTCAAGTTCACGTAATCATATTTTGCATATCCAACACCAGAGATATACTTCCCAAACTCTCTAGCGCCGTAGTACGATTTACCACCACACAAAGCCACATCAAGTTTATCAAAGAATGCTCGACTTGACATTGAAAAGTTGTTGGCTGGGCGCATACTAGCCATATGGCGTTCGTACGCCGCAACACCGCCTTTATCAACCCAGTGTTCTATACACCATGTACTCTTCTTGCGACGGGCTTCGGCATCAAGTCTCGACCAATGCCGTTTGCTGTTGTTTGACTGAAGTTCAGCAACGCGCTCACAAGCAGCTTCTTCGGTCAATCCGCGGGCAATCCAAAATTCCTTGTTGAAAACGATTTGGCGGCCATATGTTCCGTTAGATTTCACAACTTCCCAAAACTTCTTGCTGTTGCTACTCTGAAAATCCGAAATACGCTTCTTCGCTTCGGCTTCTGAAACACCACGCGAAACCCAGTAGTCAGATGAAGAAGGTGAACGAAGTCGCTGCAAACTAGAAATGACCATCGAAGCATATTCCACACCCCAGCCACGATTGATCCAGTATTCCATCTTCAGCTTACTTGATCTGGCTTTCCCACTTGGATTCAAAACTTTCATCACCGCAATTCGCGTTTCAACCCGACCGAGATATTCGCTACCATATGCTTCAAATAACGCTTCAGTAAAATCTTCGTTATCAACATTAATATCTTCGTATAGAGTTGAAACGATCCGAATAACATTCTCTTTGGTTGGACTGGTGGTGCAATCCAACCATGGGAATTGTCGCTCAAACCATCGTTTCGTATTCTTATTCATCGAGAATCATCGACTGGTTGTGCGAACCGATCATGTGAATTTCCATCGTTTCATCAAGATCGACCGCTTTCACCCAGCGCAGACGGTTGCCCTCACGAACCATGAACGGATGTTTCAGCGAACAAACAACGGTGCGCCCATCTTCAAAAGTCAACTCAACGCATTCTGGCGTACCGTCTTCAAGTGTATTCGGATTCCATGTGTGAGTAACGGGTTTCGGCCCATCCAACGTGGCCACTTTGTCGCCAACCGAAATTGTTTCAATTGCGCGAAGACTACCATCGGCCATCATCACTTCCGAACCAGCAGCAAGACACCCGCCAGAAATCACTGTCTTTGCATACAGTTCTTGTGTTTGGTAGACGTGGCAGATTGCAAGCATCGGAACGTTCTTGATGGTCAGATGCGGTGTCACCATACGGAATAGCGATTTAAGCTGTTTTGCGCGCGTCATATCCGCAGCCGACTTCTCATTCAACGCATCTTCAACCTCTTTCTTCGAAGCAAGGTTGCCAATCGAATCGATCAGGATAAGCACCTTGTCTTCTTTCGACAGACCGTCAAGCTGTGACATGATATCAAACTTCAGTTGCTCGATATCGGTGATTGGCGTGTGCAGAACTCGTTCTGGGTCAACGCCATATGCCTTGAAGTATTCTGCTGGCGAACCAAACTCACTGTCGTAAAACAGAACAACACCGTCTGGATTGGCTTTCTGGAATGCGGCTGCCATCACCAGACAGATAGACGATTTGAAATGCTTCGACGGGCCAGCGATCAGGGTCAGACCAGACATGAGGCCACCATTGAGGCTACCAGACAGTGCCAGATTGATTGCTGGCACATTAGTGGTAATCTGGTTCTTCGGAGCGTAGAACTTACTCTTTTCAAGCGACGAAACGCCGTCAATCTTGCTGTTCTTCTTCAGTTTATCAAGCAATCCAGCCATAGCAAATCCTTATAGATGTTCAGAAGCGAAACCGTGTGGTGTGTGATACACAATCTCACGTATTCCAGTGTGTTTGATGTGTTCCATGCAAGCGGGGCACGGACGGCACATCCCGATTTTACCATTCAATTCAAAGCGACCAATGAACAGCGTCGAACCTGTGGGGACGTTTCTCATTGAAGCAAGGCAATCCAGTTCGGCATGAAGATAGCTTCGGTGTCTCTTCCCCTCCTCCCGTAGTGCATTCAATTCTGATTGCAGTGGGTGGGTCTTTTTCTTGTTGAAGCCCATGCCGACAATGCCCTTGTTGTGAACAAGGATTGCGCCTATCTTGTGCGACGGAACGTCCGACAGCTGCCCAAGGTGTGCTGCCTTGTTCAGCCAACGTTCATACTGTTCTTTGGTGCGCTTTGAAATCATGACAGGATTGTATCAAAGATACTCTTTCCAGTCAAGAGGAAAGTCACAGTTCACCGCATTGCGGAAATACGGCGCGATCTGGAAATCCTTGTATCCAGCCAAACCACACCCAATCCGAGTAACAAAGAACTGTTTCTCTGGGTTATCGATGGTGTATTGCACGAAATCCCTGATGTGCGGAATGATGGCCGACAGACGCAACGTGTTGATATCACGATCCTTAGTCGGGATGGCATACGATCTTCCAAAATGGCCAATCCCGCTTCCCCAGACCGCCCCATACTCTTTCAGGGCCAGTGCTGCGGCGCCCGCGCCGTGAATGCCCGCAAGGTTCGAACCAAATACAAAGATTTGGTCGGATTCTGGCCGCGTTCCGTCTACGTGAAAGTTCATTTTGCGTCTTCCTGTTGAAACTTCAGATACGTTGCTTCAAGCCACCCATCAAACACCCAATCCGAAACGGCGTTGATGAGTTCGCGTTCGTTGTGTGCGTCAATGAAGGCGTTCAGCCATTCCCAGAACCGTTCAAGTTCATCACCAGTGGTGTCGGTGATGCGGCTGACGTTCTCTTTTGTGAGAAACGTTTTCATTTGGAACGCTCCATGGTTTGGGCTTTGAGTTGTTGCAGTTCTTGCACCGCAATCTTCACATTACCATACACACCGCCGAAGATCAGAACGGCGATGATGATCGATCCAAAGAACACCAGTTTTGCTTTCATTGCGTCTACTCCAGATGGGTTGTTGATGCGTTCAATTATAGACCAAGTTCTTTCTTTGTCAAGGACCGTCTGTCGACATGGGGAACGGATTCTTCATACGCACTTTCTGGCTTCTTCATCCATTCCGAGAATTCAATCGGGTAGTCAACCGACGCAAAGTCTTCCGCATAGCAATACACATACGGTTCTTTGCCCAGTAGCCGCATAATCCGTTGCCAGTTCGGGCCATGACCCAGCGCACGGTGCACTTCCCATTCGAGAATGTGTGCCACTTCGTGATACACCGTATCAATCAGGAACTGTGAATCCGTGGCACTTTTGGCAAACACCTTCTTGCTGATATCGAGAGAGTAGTAATACTCCCTGCGGCCCTTGGACATGTCAAGATACACTTGTGCCTTGCCAGCCGTGGCTTTGAACCTACCATTCAATCTGATCCAGATCGGCACTGGACCCCGACGCTTCATGATCGGCTTGGCTTTCGTCAATGCTTCCGTGGTGTAGAACTTCACTGATTCCAGTAGGGCAGCCTCTTGGCTGGTGTATGTCGACTTGTTGCTTCCCCGCTTGGAAGCTGAAATTCTTTGCAAAACAGCAGTCGGTTCGGTCAAAACACGGTCCATTTGGTAGGTTTCCTTCATTGTCCAACGATGATGCTATCATAACATCATATCCGCACCGACGCAAGCTTTCTACGTCCAAGACACCATCTTCTACATTCTCGATGAATAAGACCTGCTGGGCACAGGCGCACTTCACTTTACATTGTGTCATGATCGTTCCTAGTTGATAATCGTTCTCATTCGTTTCTCTACTAGCACGGACCGTTTAGTAAAGCTAGTAAAGGAAGAACCGTCTGAAATGCCTTAAAATGGGCTTTACTAGACGTGTTGGCTTAGTAAAGCTAGTAAATAACCATATTATACACTAACCGTCTCTGGTGTCAATATGGCTTCTGATCAAGAAATCCTGCTTTATAACAACATCCCCAATCTAAAAGCCGCCAACGTCCCGATGCAATTCGAGAAATGGCAGATTGAGGAAATCATCAAGTGCAAGGATGATCCGATCTACTTCATTGAAAAGTATGTCAAGGTGGTCCATGTTGACCGCGGCCTTGTTCCGATGATGCTTTACCCATTTCAGAAACGCATGGTTGAAACGATCGTCAAGAACCGCTTCTCAATCGGCCTTGTTGGGCGCCAGATGGGTAAGTCGACTGGGATGTGTTCGGCGGTCCTCCATTACATCATCTTCAATGAAAGGAAGACGGTTGCGATTCTGGCCAACAAGGCAAGCACCGCTGGCGAGATTTTCTCGCGCGTGAAGGAAATGTACATCAACCTTCCCATGTGGATGCAAGTTGGTGTCGTGAAGTGGAACGAACGGTCTTGTGTGTTCGGAAACGGCACGAAGGTTATCACTGGCGCCACCAGTCCAAGCGCCATCCGTGGTAACAGTATCTCTATGCTGGTTCTGGACGAATACGCATTTATCCCGACCCAGCAGGCCGATGAGTTCTACAAATCAGTATACCCTACGATTTCGTCTGGTAAAGAATCGAAGCTGGTGATTTTCTCCACACCCAACGGCATGAACCACTATTACAAGATGTGGATGGATGCCAAGGAAGGCCGATCGAAGTTTGTGACGTTTGATGCCAAGTGGAATGAAGTTCCAGGTCGAGACGAAGAGTTTCGGCAAACCACCATCGATAACACGTCAATCGAAACGTGGTTGCAGGAATACGAATGTGAGTTCATGGGGTCCACTGGGACGCTCATTTCTGGTTCTGCACTTCGTAACCTTGTCCACAAGACACCGATCAACGATGATGAAAGCATGCGGATTTTTGAAGCACCCGTTCATGGCAGAACGTACTTCTGTGCGGTGGACGTCGCCCGCGGGGGCGGCGGTGACTATACAGTCATTCAGGTGATTGATATCACAGAATTGCCGTACAAGCAGGTAGCCGTATACCACAACAACCGCATTGCACCGCTGCACCTACCACAGGTCATCGCAAACGTCGCCAGACGTTACAATGAAGCGTATGTACTGGTCGAGATTAACGATATTGGGGAATCGGTCGCCGATGATCTGGTCGTCGATCAGGAATATGAAAACGTTCTCACCACCAGTCTACAGAAGAACAAGGTGCGTCTTGGCGGCATGGTGAATGCCAAGAACGGCCTTCGCACAACGAAGAGTACAAAGAACCTTGGGTGTTCTATGCTGAAGAGCATGATTGAAGACGGGAAACTGATCATCAATGACTTCCCGACTATCCAAGAATTCTCCAACTTCGTGTCAAAGGCTGGTAGCTACATGGCCGAAGCTGGCGCACATGACGATCTGGTGATGGCTTTGGTTGTGTTTGCTTGGGCGTCGGGTCAAGATTATTTCCGCGATCTTGTGACGGCCGACTTCAAGGGCGCCTTTCAAGCCGATCATGCTAGCGGCATTGATGAAGCGTTCTCACCAATCGGGTTTGTCTGCCGCGGTGACGAAGACGAAGGTTCACCAATCGCTTTGATCAATGGCGGCTGGTAAGTCGAGGAAGCCCATCGAAAACCTCAAATTTTGACCCCTTGTTTTATAGGATCAAATGAGCACCTTTGCAAGTTTTTGCTTGCGCTAGGGTGGAGACACCAGCGAACACAGTCTAAATCGGTTTTGTTCTAAAACCCCTTAAAATACAGTCTCAATTTGTTGCCTAGATTTTAGGCAAAAGAAAAGCCCCAAGGATTGCTCCAAGGGGCTTTTGTTTTAGTGCCAGTCGCGTTGTGCTGAAATGTCGTTGTATTTGAACCGTTGGAATGGTAGGAAGATGATCATTGACCAGTGCTTCGGACTAATGGCCACCAGCGGGCTTGCGACATGATTGGCCAGATACTGCTTCACTGATTGAGAAAGAATCTCATGTTTCCCAACGGCCTGACCAATGGCAGAAGCGGTGCTCCAAGACACGTTGATTTTCTTCTTTTCTGTCCACACGGTGTTTGACTGAATGTCATACAGTCCAGCCATGATCTTCAATCGGGCGATGGTCGGCATATAATGGAAGTTGATCCCAGTCCAGCCGTCCTCATTCATCTTAGTGATGAGAACGATTGGCATTATGTCGTACAGTGGTAGTGTATCCTTGTGCTTTGGATCGTACTTGTACATGTATAGCTTGCCGACCATTGGGCGGTTTGTCACTTCACCCAGCGGCGTAACCTTCGACCACGTTGCCTCTCGCTTCTTCACGAAAGCTTCGGCATGGCGCTTGAACCAGTTCAGGGCCTGCTTGGACAGGTAGGAATGGGCATACTTCTTGTTCCATTCCTTGAACTGGGCAACCAGACCGTTGATACCAGTGGTCGGAATCTTCTTCTGCGGTGTTTCCTTTGGTGGCGCTTTCGGTTTGGTTGCCATGACTTCCTACAGATTGGTTTATAACGTTTCTTATTTAACCATCAAGCCTTCAGAATCAGCATGTTTTCATTCGTGCGGCCGCCCCAACCAATATCCATGGTGGACAGTTTCTTGATGACTTCACGGACGCCGACCGTCGTTTGGCCATCGATCGCCTTGACGAAATCTTCTGGCTTGCGCACCTTCTTCGCCACACATGACTTGGGGTCAAAGCCTTTCACGGTGGTGCCGTCAACCATCAGCCCACGGTCAGAATCGGCCTTCACGTAGATCGCAAGACGCTTGGCGCCGTCCCAGAAGATGGCCTGTTTGGAACCAATTAGCTTGACTGGCGAGACGCCTTTCAGACCGTTTGTCTGGTCTTCCATCGTGTGCTTCAGTTTCGCTACTTGCTTCGACGGAATCACCTTCTTCTGACGCACTGGGCGGGTGGCTTGAATCTTCTGACGGATGCCGCCAATATTTTCAAGAACCGTGGTGAGGAACTTCAGTAGGGCACCATTCTTCCGTGCTGGAATTTCAGACAGTTCTTCGCCTTCTTCGGTGGTGTATTCTTGGGCTTCGGTCAGATCAGACACCATCATTTCAGCTTGACGTTTGATGATCATGTGTGCCCGTTTGTCCACACCCAGAAGCGGCACATCAATCTTCTTGCCAGCCATCAGTTCTTCTACTGCGTCTTGGAAAGCGTTGACGGCAGACATGTCCACTGGCTGCTGAACGCGCTTCACTGGTTCCTTGGGTAGTTCCACCCGTTTCACAAGGTCTTTCAGTTCACGTTCCAGCGTGGCAGTTTCCCGTTCGGTGGGTACGTAGCCAAGTTGGATGCAACGGGCCACATAGCCCAGCGTACCGAACCACCTATCACCCAGAGGCTTAAGTTGAGAATGAATCTCGGGAAGACGATCTTCCAGATACTCCAGTGCCCACCGCTTGGAATCTTCAGACGTGTAATACTGGTTGTAGTGGTTAATCGCCTTGATGAGCGTCAGCTGGTCGCACGCCATCGGATTGAACGTCGGCTCATCAACCGCACCAGTCAGTGCGGTAACCAGATTCGAAACCTGTTTCTGTGTCCTTGCCATCGTCTTTACTCCCAAAACGAACTATTCGGAAATTCCG